GCATCATCGATCAGAACCTAAGTTATTTAAATGCCCGCTTGGGACAGTACCTGGACCGTATTGGCTTACCACACACCGTTAAGTTCAACAATGATCTTAGCGTAAGCATCACGGAACTGGGAAGAGATTTAGACTTTGACAACTTATCTCGTGGAGAACGCAACCGCTTAATTTTGTCCTTGAGCTGGAGCTTTAGAGATGTTTGGGAAAGTTTATATCAGCCTATCAACTTGTTGTTTATCGACGAGTTAGTTGACAGTGGTATGGATAGTTCAGGAGTGGAAAACGCCCTGGCTATCCTGAAAAAGATGAGTCGCGAAAGCAACAAGAGTATTTGGTTGGTTTCACACAAGGATGAACTGGCAGGACGGGTGAACAATACCTTGCACGTGGTCAAAGAAAATGGCTTTACCAGTTACAACACAGATGTTGAAATCGTATAAAGTCCTACATATCGAACCCACAGATGTGTGTCAGGCCGCGTGTCCGTTGTGTGCTCGAGAAACTGATGTTGCATTTAATAAGAGCCGGCAACATCATTTGACTGTGGAACAAATCAAAGATTGTTTTTCAGAAGATGTTATTCACAGTCTAGACAAAATGTTCATGTGTGGCAACTACGGTGACCCTGCTGCCGGGCGCCATACTTTAGAAATATACAGATACTTTAGGTCTATCAATCCTGGCGTAGTGTTGGGCATGAATACCAACGGTGCGGTACAAGGTGCCCATTGGTGGAGTGAACTAGCTGGCATACTCAATCAGCCTCGAGACTATGTGGTGTTTAGCATAGACGGATTAGAAGATACCAATCATATATACAGAAAAAATGTAAATTGGAATAGTATTATGGTTAATACTCAAGCGTTCATTGATGCAGGCGGGAGTGCCCACTGGGATATGCTGGTGTATAAACATAACCAACATCAAGTTGATGCCTGCGAACAAATAGCACGTGACATGGGCTTTAAATGGTTTCGTGCCAAGGTCAGCAAGCGACCATATATTAACGGATTAGAGTTTCCTGTGGGCTGGCAAAATCCTGTGCAAGAGTCTGGTGATATTCAATGTATTGCCATAAAAGATTCAAGTGTTTATATAGATGCACAAGGCCGAGTAAGTGCGTGTTGCTGGTTGGGCAGTACGCAAACAGACTTTATTACCTTAGAGCAAGCACAGGCAACCTGGGCAACTGATCCACATCCTACTTGCCGTGCCACCTGTTCCGGCGTTAATAACAGTTTCACCAATCAGTGGCAACGTGAGGTAGAGTTATGTTAGCTACCTGGCACTTTCACATTGAAATAAGCTCAAAGTGTACCTTGCGTTGCCCTCGTTGTGCTAGACAAGAGGTCCCCGACACGTTGGTAAACACCGAACTAGACTTGGTGTTTTTTAAAAGAAACTTTACCGCAGAGTTTATTCTTGCAAATGTAGAAAAAATTACATTTTGTGGCGACGATGGTGATCCCATATATGCACACGATCTTATTCCCGTGATACAATATATCAAAAGTGTTAAACCTGTAGAAATTGTCGTTATCACCAATGGATCGCACAAACGAGAAACGTGGTGGTCAGAGCTGGGTAGTGTGCTAGACGACACTGACTCTGTACATTTTAGTATAGACGGTTGGGACAATGCCAGCAATAACTTGTATCGTGTCAACAGCGACTTTGACAGTATCATTAAAGGTATTGTGGGATTACGTCGCACAAGTACATGCCGGCTGGTTTGGGCCGCTATTGCATTTAAGTTCAATGAAGATCGACTTGACCACATGCAGTCAATGGCTCAACAGTTAAACATGGATACATTCCAGGTAACTCGTAGCACCAAGTTTGGTAGTGTGTATCCGGGATATGGTATCAATGATGCCCTAGAGCCCAGTGCTAAGTATGTTAGCAAGACACAGCGATTTGAACGAGAAGTCGTTGCTCTTACACAGAGAAAAGTGTACACTGAGCACAAGATTAATATCGACCTGTACAATCAAGTCCGAAGCAACGCAGAGATTGTGCCATTATGTGAAATAGGCAATAAAGGTTTGTATATAGATGCACAGGGAAGATTATTTCCGTGTTGCTGGGTAGCCAACAGATACAGCCACAATACCGAATGGCAGGAGTTGGCCAATAAATTTAATTTAACACAACGTACACTGACAGAAGTAGTAGCAGATCCTTTTTGGGAAGCAGAGTTTAAACAGTTTCAATGGCAAGAGTGTAGGACCAAATGTGCAAAAGCCGTGGTAAATCAAGACTACGCCACAAGTTGGTAACAAAGAGATAACTACTATGCATGTCATGGATTCACGAACAATCACTAGTAGAAACACTACCCGAAGACTGTGTTGGTTTTGTGTATTTGATAACAAACAAACTGACCGGTAGGAAGTATATTGGCAAAAAATTAGCAAAGTTTAGCCGGACCACTTACCGAATGGTCAAACTAAAAAATGGTAAAAAGAAACGCAAAAAGATTCGTGGTAAAATAAATTCAGATTGGCAAACATATTATGGTTCCAGTCCAGAGTTGACAAAGGATGTGGTTGCATTGGGTATTGACAACTTTACACGTGAGATATTATATTACTGTAAAAGCAAATCAGAATGCAGTTACATTGAAGCGAGAGAACAATTTGCTCGCAGAGTTTTAGAAACTGAAGATTATTATAACGGACACATACAGGTCCGTGTACATGGCTCACACATTATCAACAAGATTTAGCATACCCGACTCAAAGTCATTCTGCAATAAACACAAAGTTATACTCTTATTATGGAATCGCACTCTGTTTGGTCGAGGTAGCTCGACTCCCGTTGCGTAATGGTGAGATACCCATTGTAGATGTTCTCGGGTGTGCAAGGCAAATGCTAACTTAAGGCAAAAAATGGTCGGGGCCATGTGAAAAAGATACAACCCCAGCTTATAGGACTTGGATTTATCGTCGGGTCACTAGGGTTCCGTTGATATGTGAAGCTAGAGTAAGGGGTACCGGTCAACCGCCTCTGCGTAGGAAACTACAATCTCTTTATGATAAATGACTGCTGTCACTCAGATGATGCTCTCAAACTTTCACCGTTTATACGGTGAATTGTGACCACATAATCTAGATGATACGAAAAACAAACAAATAAAAAAATGTTGTTGAGCGATAGCGAAAACAACAGACTAACGAAGTTAGTCTTAGAAGAATGGCATTCCAGACTCTTTGGTAGTTTCCATGTTGTCTTTGATTATGTCACCAATAATCTGTCTTTCAGTTTGGCTCAGCATGATGGCTTCTTCGTAGCTGAGTCCACCACGCATGTACCAACAAAATCTTAGAGCCTCTCTTTTTACGGCTTTTGTCTCTTTGTCCAAACTTTCCAAGTATTGAACCACCTGCTCACGGTCTAGAGCCAAAAGCCTTAGGCGAAAAAATTAGCGTAGTCAAACGTGACCGGCACGTCGTATTCTTTCTGACAACCACGGCAAGCAAACTTGATGGGTCGGAGTTCGGCTGCAGTGCCCAGTTCTTTGAGTCGGTCTTGTATCTGCCGCATGATTTTGAAATCAGCTTGATTGTAAAATTCTGCGATAAATGCATTTTCTGCAACCTGTGTGCCGTCTTCGGTGGTGATGCTTTCGGTGCTGTTGACACAGATTTCAATGTTGAGATTGATTAGGCGTTGCAGATATGCATCTGTGGTGACTTTTTTGTCGTCATCAGAGATGTTGTCGTCGTTGACTGTGCGTAAGATCTGCTGTTCAGTAAAAGTGATCTGATTGGCATGATTGACCTGTTGATAACTCTGTGGGCGTATTTTGATGCTAAGACCATCTACCTCAATTGTTGTGTTGTAGTCCGGACAGGTCAAGGAGCCTACCAGATTTCCCAGATCCATGGCAAAACTGCTTTCTTCCCGACACTCGGGGCAAACAGTATCGAGGTCCATTTGGTTTCCGTAGCTGGCTATCCTGATGTTGAGCAATACTGCATCAGCATCTATGCTGGGCATGCGCCAGGCATCTTTGATGTTGGGGCAACAACTGTGGATCACATCAACCACGCCTTGCCCGTTGAGCAAGGCATCGGGTGTGCGTATGGTAATTTCGTCTCGAGCCGTCATTGGGTACACAGGTATTTCTCCGGATGCAGGTAATTCTAGCGTGCCTTCGGGCCAAAATTTGCCTTCGCTGGGCAATTTCATGTAAATTGCTGGCTGTCTGAAATGTTTGGACAACGGGTTTGCTGGTTTTTGATCCATGTTTTTTATCCCATAAATATAGTTGAATGTACACATATTTACCGGTAGAAAACCATGGCAGATAATAACGAAGAATCAATACGTCGCGAAACTG